AAAAACGAATCAATTAAAGATATGATTATAAATAAAAAATATGTTAGAGAGAATTATCCGAAAGGATATAAGTATTTATTTTCATATCATATACTTAATCGTGTTGGGTTGGCCTCTCTCTCCAACCCAGCACCTAACAGAGAGAAAACGAGATGAATAAAATAAAATGTCCACTTTGTCATAGAGGTGTAGAGTCAATCACAAACAAACAAAATCAAAAAGTTTTTCAAAAACATATTGGATTAGGTCTTTGGAAATATGGGCAATCAAAAGGTAATATTTGTTGGGCATCTTTTAAAAGAATAGAAAGAACTGATATTCCTGAAATCTATAAAAAAGAAGTAGAATTTTGGAATAACGAATTAAAAAGAATAAGGGAGTTAAGATGAAACAGTTAGATATATTTGATACTGATTACGAGTCTTGTAATTACACAGAAACATCTAAACAAGCATTGGCTGATATAAAACCAAAAATTAAAACTAAGCGACAGCAAGTGCATGAACTTGTAAAATTGAAACCTCTAAATAATTGTGAAATTTCAAGAGAGTTAGAAATACCATTAAGTTCAGTTTGTGCGAGGATTAGAGAGTTGCAACTTTTAGATTTAGTTGAAGATAGTGGGTATAAAAGAAAAACTATTAATGGTAAAAATGGAATTGTATGGCAACCAAAAAAGAAAAAAAACATCTGGCTTTAGTTTCCTCTTTAGGTTGTTTAATTTGTCAGCGACCAGCAATCTGTCATCACATAAGAAATCGTGGAGATGGTAAAGGTAATATTGGTTTTGGACAACGAGCAAGTCATTATGAAGTTATACCCCTGTGTCCAAGCCATCATGTTGGTAAATTTAGTATTCACAACTGTAAGCAAGAGTTTGAAGCTATGTATGGTACAGAACACGAAATGTTACAAAGAACTTTAAAAGAAATTGAAAATATAGAAGAAGCTAATAATTTTTTTAACTATAACAAGGGAGATAACAATGGCTGAAATGAGAGATGAACATTTTGAGGTTGTATCTAGTAATCGTGCTAGAGAATATGAGAAACAAAAAAAGACCACAAATATAATTAAGACTCTGTTAAATAGATATACAAAAAAACAATTAATCGAATTAATCGAGAAAGAGAGTAAGAATGGCTAAAAAGAGAGGATATTTTATTTTATATAGGGATATATATTCTAGCCCTGTATTTAAAAATTTATTACAGGCAAGTTGTTGGATATATTTTATTAGTTCAGCATCACACCAAGATAAGACTTTAAAGTTTTTAGGGTCAGAAGTTTTTATAAAACGAGGCGAGGCTATTATGCCTTTAAGAGTTACAGCTAAAAGATTTGGTATGACTTATTCTGAAATGCGATCTTTCATACTACGTCTTGTGCGTAGGAAAATGATAGGCACTAGAACGACCCAGCTACAGCCCACTAACAACCACCCTAGCCGAAAAGTGTCGATTATTAACCTTATAAACTATGATAAATATCAGTATGTAGAATCTGAACAACCACCTACAGCCCACCTATCGCAACAAGTACTAAATAACAATACTAATACACATATACTAAATAGTAAGTCTAGCAAAGATAAGGTTGTGAATAATGGGTATAAGACTATTGGAAATTGGGGAGAGTATAATATTCTCCAAAAAGGCCAAAAAAAATACCTTAAACACAAATGGAAAGATGAGCCTATTAAAGATTATCAATGAGTGCGATATTAAGAATATTTAAATATGTCAGAAAAAGATTGATTATTCTCTCTATTGAAAATAAAAGATTAAAGATGCAACTTGAATTTTACAAAGCTATAGTAGAAAGCGATAATTCCAAGAAACACTAATGGTCAGAAAAAAGTCAAAATTTAGACACATTTCAATATCTAACAAGAAATATTACTTTTATGAGATTAAGTGGTATGACATTCTTGGAGATTCAGGCCATGCTGGAATAAAAGAATTTGATTCAATGAAACCAGCCCTTATGACAACTACAGGATATGTCTATTCTAAAGATAACAAACATCTTAAAACATTTGCTAGTTATGATGAGAATGAAGAATCTTTTAGTGATAGAAATGTCTTTCCTATTGGTTGCATAAAAGAGATGAAAAAGATAGAAATATAACATTATGAAAAACGACAAAATTAAGACAAAAGACACAATTAAAACACAATCTATTGGACGACCTAAGAAAGACCTAGATAAAGATGTTATTGCAAAACTTAGTCAGATAGGCTGTACGCAAGAAGAAATAGGTTCTGTTGTAGGAATATCTGCTAGAACTTTACAAAGACGATATGCCGATCTTGTAGCAGAAAATAAAAACATTGGTAAAGCTAGTTTAAGAAAGAAACTTTGGGAGAAAGCACTTAAAGGCGACCCAAAATTACTCATCTGGCTATCTAAAAACGAACTTAATATGGTTGATAAGATACACACCACACAAACTGTTGAACCACTACCATTAATTATTGATGCTAAAGCTGACGAGGTAAATGGCTAAGAAAAAAGGTAATCTATTTGGTGCTACAATCGAATACACTAAAACAACTAAAGGAACTTCTATTGGAAGAAGACCAATAACAAGTACATTAAATAAACATAAACGAAGACAACAAGGAAAAGGGAAATATCGTGGACAAGGTAAATGAAATTGGAGAGAATACATTTTTAAAATTAAGACAGCAGAGAGATCAAGCTAGATCAGAGTGCGATCAAGCAAAGATTCAAAGAGATGTAGCTTTAAGAAAATTAAATAAGGCTTTGCAAATAGCAAAAGATTTAAGGAAGTTAGTAGAGCATGGACAAGAAACGAAGTAACTTCTATCCTAATGGAGAGATAATAGATTATTCTTTACCACAATCATTTGAGTTGAGTAAAACAAAAGAAGCCTGTGGGAACTGTGGGCTTTTTAGCAATCGTAGATCATTCTGCGGTAGGTGGGGAAGTAAGGGTGTTAAAGATACTTACGTTTGCCATGAATGGAGAAAAAGGTTCTTTAAGAGATAGTTTTATGATATTTAGTTTATTATGGCTAAATATAAAAACAAAACTGTAAAACTTAACAAACCATCAAGAGGAGATGTTAAGAAGTTTAAAGTATTCGTAAAAGACAAGAGTTCTGGCAGAGTTAAAAAGGTTAATTTTGGCTCTAAAGAAATGTCAATCAAGAAGCATATTCCAGCAAGAAAAAGATCATTCATGGCTCGTATGGGTGGAGTTCTTAAAAAGGTAAGAGGCCAAAAGACTCTATCTCCAGCATATTGGAGTATTAGAGCATGGCAAAAAGGATTCAAAGTATGATTGATAATATAATCTATAAAGTGTTTGGAATAGTAGATAACTTTATGGGTTATTTGTTTGATAGGTTTGTATCTGATGCACCCAAGAAAAAGAAAAAGAAATGAGAGATACAAAAGTTTTAGAGTCGTTTAAGAAACACGCTGAGAAGAAGCTAAAGGAGATGAATATATTTAAGAATTTAAAAAAAGAAGTAGAACATGGTGCTAATGGTACACAGCAGTATGTAATTAAAAAAGGTATAAACAAAGGAAAGATTGCTAAATGAGGATTAATATGAATTATTATTTTACAGGTGGTATCATTGTTGCATTTGTTTTATTAACATTTTTGGTAGCACCATTATGAAAATATCTGACAATACATCTGTTGCTATGCCAATCAAAAATATGGTTGGTATCGTTGTAGCTGTTGCTATGGGTGTGTTTGCATACACAGAAGTAACTGCAAGATTAACTTCATTAGAAACTTCAAGAGAATTATTCCAAGCTGATCTACTTAAAAAATCTGAACAACTTCCAACTGATCAAGAACAATATATGTTGATAGAAGATTTATACAAAACAACAGAAAAATTAGAATTGACTCAAGAACAAAATATGACGAATAAAGTTAATATACAATTTTTAAGAGATCAATTAGATAAGGCGTTAGCTGATGTTGAAGATTTAAAAGATAAGGTAAGACAAAATGGAAACGATCATTAGTAGTGTAGTAGCTTTGTGTATGTTTGTAGCTGGAGAGTTACAAGAACATAGAATCCAAGATAAAATGTCAGATTGTTTAAAAGGCAAAAGAGAAGCTGAAAGAGTTGCAAATAGTAACATTGAATATAAGTGTGGCAAAGTACAAGCTGAATTAGAAGAAAATATTGATGGCAGTAAATCAATTAAAAAGATAGTATCTGACAAATGAAATTCGTTTTAGCTTATACTATCTGCTCTGCAATAACAGGATTCTGTAACACACCAGCAGTACACCCTGTAAAGTTTGACACTTGGACAGATTGCACTAAAGCTGGTGCTACTGTTACAATTAAAGTAACTAACGAGTTTAAAGAAAAATTTAACGAGGAAAAATTATACATATCTTACTTTTGTAATGAAAATAACTCTGACAAAACCCCAGCTTAAAGTATCATCAAGTAAATCAAGGTTTAGAGTTTTAATATCAGGTCGTAGATTTGGTAAAACTTATTTAGCTGTAACTGAGATGATGAAATATGCTTGTCAGCCAAATAGAAAGATTTGGTATGTAGCACCTACATTTAAAATGGCTAAAGAGATTGTATGGGGAACTCTTAAAGAAATGCTTAATCA